AGACCCTGACCCAGCGGTGGTAGTGTTAATCGCCGCACCGCCAAAAGTAAGCGATAAATTAAATGTAGTTGGTGTCAGGTACTTAACATAGTACACCGTGAACGGAACCAACGGAGCTGGCAAAACGCCTGTAGTTTCAAACATTAACGCCGTACCGTCTAGCAGCGTAGTGGCTGTATTCGTGGTGAGCGTCACTAACGCAGGAGAACCATTGGAGATACTTATTGCTGTTGGGTACAGTAGTACAGGTGCAGTCGAAGCGTTCCAGAAGTATAGTGCGCCCTTTTTAGGACCAAGTACCAGATTTTCGCCGAAGTTGTACTGCGTCCATAGTCTTACATCCGAACTCGCAGTTTGACCCAAGCCACCCCAGTTGGAACTACCCCACGCACCAGAACTCCAACCCAAAAAGTTACCAACCACCAAAAGACCAGCTTTAATTAGGTACGCAGCGTACACCGGAGAACCGCCACCAGAACCGCTTGCGTTGGCAAAAGTATTAGCCGTTACTGTGTATGCTGTCGTACTCAACAATGAAGCTACTTGGAACTCTCCTTCGAGGTCTACATTGTTAAAAGTAGTGACATTGGAAAAAATAACGTAATCACCTACTTCAGGTAGGTACGTAGCATCAGCAACCGCGACCGACTTACTACCGTTAACAGTAGTGAAGGGATTTGCACCCAGCACATGCGTGTTTGCAATTGGGGTAATGTCAAAATACACGCCCGTCTGCTCAATGAAAAACTTGCTTTCTGTACCCACACCAACTAGGTTAGCACCCGCCAAAGTCACCCAATTCCAGAGTGAACGGCAGATGCCTGTAAACGTGTTCGCAGAAATACGTAGCCAACCGCCAATTTTTTCAGGCGTGCCTTGGCGGAAGCGAACCAAATTTGATTCGTAATACCCGCCTTCAGTTGTATACCGAGTGTTTTCTCGGTTAATTCCGGGCTTAAGGAGAATCTTCTGTAAAGGCACGTTTCACCTCATGCGGTCATGGCAAGCGCTTCGGTCGTCACAGCGGCTACCCGGTTGGACCAGCCCTTACCGAATGTAGGGAATGTCGGCAGTCCCTTTAGGAACGCCAATCTGTGGGCATTGTAATCTGCCACGAGCTTTTTGGGGTCGATCTGCCCGACAGTAGTTAGCGTCTGGGGGCCAATTACGCCATCTGCCTTAGCACCCACAAGCTCTTGAAGCCATTTTGCTGCCCGTCCGGGACCAGAATTGACCGCCGCATCGAACACCGCAAGGTCTACACCGTCGGGTAAAAAGTCGCCTTGGACCTTATCCCAGTACTTAGCCTTGTACAGGGCAGCAACATCTTCGGGCTTAAGCGCACGCATGGCAGCTTCGGTTACCGGATGGCCGACCCACTCTTCCCAGACCTTCTTAGTAACCCCCAGATTGGTCATGCCGCCGGGGTCGGACGGATGGTTTACGTAGCCGCCTTCATGTTTCAGCAGGGCTTGCAGGGCTTCGGCAAAGTTGTTTCTCATTGTTGTTCCTTGAGTTTTTGGATTTCGCTACCCTTGTCTTTGGAGCCCTGAGAACTACCACGGTGGAAGTTCAGCACGGTGCCAGACATGGTGATAAGTGAGCCAAGCGCCATATACACCAGCTCTTTATTGGCATCTGGAACGCCCTTCATAAACGCAAACCACGCCAAGAAGATGGTGGCCGAGACAATCCCGATGTCCAGCGCGTAGGCCGTGTTTTTTGCCAGCCATGATGCACTGGTTGATTCCTGTACCTTGGCGTTCATGTCACGAGCGCTGTCAGTGTTGGCGTTACTCAACTCGACCAACTTGGTGTCGTTTGCCATTTGCGCCAACTCGCCAGTTTGAGCCAGCGTTGCCAGTTCGAGTTGTGCCCGTGCCTTGGCTTCAGGGTCGGGGATTAACTTGTCGATGATTTTGCCGCCTACTTGCAGCAGTCCTGAAATGTCAAACATTATTGTTTACTCCTTGAAAGCATGGTTGCGGCAATACTAAGCATGGTTCGTGCTGATTCTAAGTCTGTGGGTTCCGTCTCCCACCCCACGGTTATCTGCCCCACGAACCGCCCCGGCTCTGGTGGAACACTGATTCTGCAAGTATAGGTAACGCCCTTGTTGATGTACCAAATACCCATTTCAGACTGCGCTGTGCGGTACTCCCCGCAAGGGACTTCGTTTGCCATCAGCTTTACAACGTCAGCATTATTGGCTGCGTTGTTTGTAAACAGTCCCACATCCAGCCCGTCATTGGTTTTGTCTCTGCCGTCCTTGGCGTAGGCCCGGTACAACACACGAGTCCCAAACATGGGGTTAACTTTAAACACCGCAACGATAGTGGCGTTGGTGGTTTTGAACAGGTGGGCAGAGGCATCTTCAACCCTGTCCTCGGCAATGCTGGGTACCTTCTTGGACTCTTTGTAGGCCCCAATGAGAAGGTCTTGGTTTGTGTAAACAAAGTAACCAGCGAAAGCGACCAAGCCCATGATAAGGATAGCTGCAAGTTTAAACGGCGAGTCCACATACCCGAGAACCTTGTCAAGCGTTGTGTTGGCGTTTAACTTCTTATCGCTCATGGTTTTGTAACTTCGATTGTGATGTTAATGGTCAGGTAAATCAAGATGGATAGCAGCAACGCACCTAGGGTCAGCAATGTGGCGTTTTTGATCTCTTCCAATTTCTTCGCATGTGCCTTCTTTGCCTTAGCTTCATCCGCCCGGCGCTCGGCTTGAATCCGGTTGCGCTCTACCATCATCTGGTCCCATATCTGGGCATTGCCGGTGTAGATCAAATACTCCCGTAGGTCGGCTTCTGCCTTCTGAATCTGGTGCGCGTGCAGAACAAGCTCTGCCGCTCGGGCCATGTCTGATTTTTTGACACCGGCTTTCTTGGGGTTCGTGCTGGCAATTGTTAGCGTGTCTTTAGCATCAAAGAATTTTAAGATGTCCCCGCTGGCCGACTGGATATCCTTACCTAAGGCAATGGCTGCTTTGATACCCTTAACGGCTGCTTGGGCTGCTGCGAAGGCTGTGAACGGGTCGATCATACACAGTCCTAAATCTTGTAAAACGGGCTTCTGAATACCGTCAAGTCGTGCGTAATCAGATTCAAATATTGACTATCGACCTTAGCTTCCAGTGCGCGTAGCATATCTGCAAATGCACCTTGGGTACGTGCAGGCATCATATCAAAGAACCATTTATTGTGTGGTGCCTTGATGGTCGAGGTTATTTTACCGACAGTGAACCTGTCGCGTACAGCCACTACATGCGATGGGTATATGTACTTTAGGATGGGCACCATGGTGCTCTCGTTAACGTTGTACGTGCCTGAAATAAGCAGTCGCAATAATGTGTTGTTCTGGGCCAAGTTCTTGACGGTCTGCGCTTGTTTAACGACTAGCTGGGGTAAATCAGGCGTCCAGTAGAACAGTTCGTGGAATTGGTTTTTGGCGACCATATCGGCACTCGCTGAACCGAAGGCGGGGGTAAATACGTTCATCAGCATGTTGTCGTTGAACTGGAAATAGTATTCCCCGTTGCGAAAGCTGACCACCGGCTTGTCCACGCCTTGGATATGGCACACCTTCTTGTCGGCTAAGTACAGCGCATTCCACACTGGGTCTTGGGTGCACATCGCCAGCCTAGCCAAATAATTTGGGTTTGGGTTCTTCAGGGATGTGTATTGGGCCATCGCCCCTTCGTTTGCCAGAAACTTCTCAACGTTTACGTCTAAGTCTAAAAATCTGACTACCGTCTTGCTATCTCGCAGGTGCTCCTGTAGATGGGGAACCGCAGCGAACTCAATCTCCGAGAAGATGTTGCCGCTAGACAGATCGGTCTTGTTGGCCTTGGGGACCATCCGGGCTGGTCGGTACATGACGATCTCATCTAAGTGGATGTTGTTGTCAATGAACGCATGGAGCGCCATGGTGCTGTCCACCCCACCACTGAAGAACAGGGATACGAAATCGTATCTATCGCGGAGCTGCTGCGCACGCTGCCGGTAGAGTTCCAGTAACGGGGTCTCAACGGGTGTCGCCCAGTCTACGGTACCGAACACATCCTCATTAAAGTCCCACCGAGGCTCCTCGCCTGAAATCGACGCATACACGAGTGCGTCTGCCCGCGTGTGGAACTCAGCAGCCCCAACACGATACGTACCGAGGCGCTTGTGTGGGTGCATTACTTGTAGAACTCTTTGCGGAAATGTTCAACTACACCATTTGATTCCGCTACCGACATTTGCACCGGAGTGTTGCTGACTTTATTTATGGCCGCGATGAACTCAGGGTGTTTAGTCAGGGGAACCAAGCGCTTGTTCATCTCTTCGATGTCGGCGGGGTTATTTTTGATCGAGGTAGACAGTGCAACGATGATTTGCAGCTTAGCTGCCGCAGGGTACTGTTTGCTTATGTCAGGTCCAGCAGTAGTAGCGGGGCCGTTGATATGCCCTAAGCTCTTTAGCTTTCCCGCAGCGATAAGCGCCGACAATGCGCCGCCGTCAACATATAAATCAAGAGAGCCATCTACAAGCGACGGTACGCCATCAGCCCCCGCCTTAAACGGCACCCAGATAACAGGCGCACCGGCCAGCGCAGCTTTAGCCACAAACTGTAACGAGCTTGAATGGTAGCCAACTGTTATCGACTTACCCGCTTTGAGCATCTCTGGCAAACTGCTGAACTTGCTACTGGCACTTGTGCTGAATACTGTAGGGCTGAGTGCTACAACCGACACCATCGTCAGTTGTTTGTGGTCTTCTTCGTAGCCGGGGTATACGCTGGTGTTGATGACGCTCTCGGAAATACCTGAACAGAGCATGGCAAACTTCTTATCGGCCAGCATCTCCTTCATTGCTAACACACCAGCAACACCGGGCTTGAACGCAACCGTACTGGTTGTGCCATACTTCTCATCATATAGTTTAGCCAGTGTTCGGCACGCAACCGTCTGTGTTCCCGTTGGGTTGGGGGAATAGAACGTCAGAGTATCGGGTAGCGCAGCGAACGCAGCGGAGCTGGATAGGGCCAGCAGCAGAGTGGCGAGAAAACGCATGGTTATACGGTCCCTTGGAGCATTTCAGTTACGACTTCTTTAATCTTCAGCGTGAGGGCGGCTTCGTTTTGCGGCGGTGCAATACTGGTTACCACCAACGGCTCCTGAGATTTCTCAACACCAATCAAGGCAACGAGCGCGTCCATAGACACAGGGCTCGCAGTATCGTTAATCTTTTCCATGTTAACAAGCCAGTCTGCAGGGGCGCGAAGCATAATAAACTGCTCCAGCTCCGCACCTTCTGGCGCAGGGATAGGTAAATCCATACTGTAGTCTGTACGGCAGCGACGGATAACTCCGTCAAGGGTATCAGTAGCCAACATGGTTTCCGTGATTTTTTCTGTGTAATACCGCACGACAATTGAGTGCCCGGCTTGGTTTACTTCAACTATTTTGTATTTAATCATGATGCTGTTCCTGTTCGTGTTCCAAAATTGATCCATGTAACATTTGCGGTACCCGCTATATACGCGCCCCTAGCCCCTGCAGCACCTGTGCCGCCAGCAGAACCCGCTGTACCTGTACCACCAGTAAGGCCAAGAGCACCTGCAGCACCCGCAGCACCGCCAGCACCACCAACACCAGAGCCGCCACAACCATTGATACCATTGCCGCCCGCAGCACCTGCTGCCGCGCTACCTCCACCTGTACCACCCGTACCTGCATTAGTACCCCCCGCAGCACCCGCAAGAGCGCCGCCTGACGCGCCAGAGCCACGACCGCCAGCACCGCCAGCGGAGAGCGTACATGTTGGAAATTTACCGCCTGATAAGTATGAGCCACCGCCGCCACCGCCACCACCGCCGCCTGCGCGAGTGCCACCGGGACCACCAGTACCACCTGTACCACCAGCGCCAGCCGCTCCACCTGTACCACCCGTACCACCGACACCGCCTACAAGTGAGCCAAGGTTGTTGACAGATGTTGCAACAGACACACTCAATGCAAGGCCACCTGTACCACCTGTACCACCTGCAGTTCCATTGCCACCAATACCACCTGTACCACCGGGACCACCGTTACCGGCACCGCCGCCAGCCGAACCCGGCCCGCCATTACCGCCAAAGCCACTTGCTGCACCACCTGCACCATTAGCACCTGTAGTTCCCGTAGTTCCCGTAGCACCCGTAGCACCTGTACCGCCCGCAGTACCTGTAGTTCCAGTCGTGCCCGTGAAGCCAAGGACGGTGCCGGAGTTTACTAGGGTCACACCCGCTGGGAAGGAGCCATTGATCGTCAACGCCGTAGCCGCTAGGCTGGATGCACTGATTGTATTTCCTGAAGGAATTGTGGCAATAACTGCGCTCGTCGTATTCCACCCTGCAGCGACGGCTAGGGTGCGTAGGTTTCTATCAGTACCTGTCGTAATGTTGAACGAGAAAGCATTGGACTTGCCGTAGCCGTTACTCATCGAGATCGCGCCCGAGGGCACTCCGAACAACGTTCGCACAGCAGCGTCGTTCATAGAAATAGTAGCAGTACCCGAAAGCCCCAACTCAACGTTTACGTTGTTCAGGGATATGGGACCGGAGGCAGGGAGGGTCATGCTCGGCTCCTTATGGTGTGCCGTAGGCAGTTACGTTAGCTAGGGATATGAGATTACCACCAGAGTCCAAAGACATGATCGCCGTGCCCCCGTAGGAGAACACTAGCTTGCTTCCCACCTGAGCTACAGTGAAGTTTGTTGTTGCTAGACTAACCGCAGTGCCGGTGGTGTTGCCCGTGCCGCCATTCGCTATAGGTAGTGTTACCGATAATCCCCCGGCTGTACCCGTAGTGTTCTGGTTCAGAGTGGGTACATCCGCAGCTACTAAAGCGCGGAAAGTCGGAGTGCCAGCAGCTCCGTTAGGGGCAGCTAAAATGGTATTTGCTGTTTGCGATGCAAAGTTAGCAGGGACTACAGCCAGTGTCCCCCCAAGAGTAATGTTGCCGATGGATGTAACGGTACCGCTGAGAGACAAACCACTTACAGTCCCCGTGCCAGCAACGCTTGTAACAGTACCACCACCGCCGGATGTACCTGTCGAAGCCGCAGTCAGTCGCCCTTGGGCATCCACCGTAATACTAGCGTTTGTATAGGCACCTGCGGAAACTGTTGTATTGGCTAAGGCAACGGTACCGGAGGTTGTAATCGTTCCACCGGAGAGACCTGTACCCGCAATCACAGAAGTCACAGTACCAGCGGTTCCGTTTGCTGCCGAGGTTATGCGCCCTTGAGCGTCTACGGTGATGTTCGTGTTTGTATAGGCACCTGCGGAAACTGCTGTATTGGCAAGCGCAACGGTACCAGAGGTTGTGATCGTCCCACCGGAGAGACCTGTACCCGCAATCACAGAAGTCACAGTACCCGTATTCGTGGTGTACCCACTTGGGTTGCTGGCCGCATACGCCCCTAGATTGGTTAGTGCTGCCCCTGCAGTTATGGCTCCGGTTCCCCCGCCTGCAATCGCTAGGGTGGTTGCAAGGTTTGTAGCCGTTGCCGCGTTGCCCGTGACACTAATACCCCAAGTACCTGAAGCTCCGGTACCCGTCGGGGACGGCACGTTGGTTCCTATAGCCAAACCTAGACTTGTCCGTGCAGCAGAAGCAGTTGTTGCCGCTGTGCCACCGTTTGCAATCGGTAAGGTTCCTGTAACCTGAGACGCTAAGTTAACGCTTGACGTGGCAACCGCAACGAAATCCACACCGTTCCATGCAACTACAGCCTGTGTACCCGCAGGGATAGTTACCCCGGTAGTTGGGCCTACACCGACGATCTTAATCGACTGGGTGCTAGATGTTTTGTTGATGACGATGTATTCTTTACTTGCTGCAGGCGCTGTGATTGTGCGTAGGATAGTACCCCCAGCGGTCCACAAAATAATGGCTTGACGGGCCTGACTGGCTATCAGCGCGGTCGTGCTCAGGGTTACATCTGCATCCGCACTAAGATTGGTCGTCCCCGCAACGGCAGAGTCCAGCAGGGCTGTAATCGAGTTGTTTACGGTGTCGCCCCATGTACCAGACAGTTCGCCTGTAACGGGGAGAGCTAGGCCCAGAAGGGCGGTTGCTGCTGTGGTCATGGTTATTCCTTAGTTTACATCCCTATTTTAGGATACTTGGCCGTTCAAAGGGCGATGTTTTTAGTCAGTTGCGCTACGAGCGCTTCCAGCTTGGCAATCCGCATATCTTGGTCCACTACTCGTTTAGCTAACTCTACTGCGGATACGAGAGCTGCGTTTCCGTATGCAAGTGCGAGCGTCTTGGCCTCGTCTGCGCCTTCGGTTACGACTTCAGGTAGAAGTTCTTGCCAGTCTTGCGCAGACGAACCCGCCTGTCGCTCCCCGCTGTCGATACGTGTGTAAGTCCCTGCCTTAACGGCGGCAAGTTTCTCAACGAAGTCGCTTACCAGCGGAGTCCAGTCCTTCTTCAGGCGCTCATCGGAGTAGGCGGTAATGTTGCCGTTCATTGAAAGGGCACCCGCAGCGGATACTGTCCCTATGATGCCTGTTGCGCCATTCCCAAAATTTATTCCCGCTGTCCCTGAGTAGAAGTTCAGGTACATCGCCATGGAGGAACCAGAATCAATGTGCATGTTGCCATTAGTAGTAGCAATCGAGGCGTAATTTATTCCACTAACAGTCCGCCCATTGCCGCCAACTTGTAAATACGATGCCCAAGACGAGTTAGGGCCGTAAATCGTCGCGGAGTTTCCGCTTTGCGTAACTTGCCCAGAAAACGCACCCGTTGTTGCGTTTAAATTTGTTGCGTTCAATGTCCCGGTACTGGACTGTATGTTCACCGCAGTGCATGAATACATCTGCGAGTTAGCGCCGGTCGTCGCCCACACAACTGGATATGCTGTAGCGTCAGTACGGCCTGATGACATAAGCGTTGCTGATGCAGTCGCTGCGTTCCCAGAACACGAGGTCGAAGACCCAGCGATGTTCATCGACTGGCCGCTGATAAATGTGGCTACCGCAGCCGCAGTACCTGACCTAAGATAATTGTCTCCCGCCTTGACCATTACAGCGGAGACGCCGGAAGCCGTAGAGTTGTCGGTAGAGTTGAAATAGTTGTTGTTTATGTAACCGTTTGCGTCTGCAACAACGATTCGGTTGGCAGTTCCGTTTGTTTGCGATGGCGTAAACCCGCCAGCGGTCGCTGCGTTACCCGATATATTTGTTTGATCGCCTGTATTAGTACCTGACAGATTGGTGCCTGCAAGTGTTCCTGCCATGGTTAAATTACCAGACATATCCATTTGCAATCTATTAGCAGGTGCTGACCAGCCCCCAATGCGGAATACATTGTCAGAATCAAGGCCCATGTTTACTGCATAAGCTCCGCCTCGGTGAAAGGCCATGAAAGCGGCATTTGTACCGGTTGCGTATACTTGAAGTGGCGGGGAATTTAGTGTTCCAGAGGTAGTCCCTAAGTTAGATTGAAAGTAATTTACTGCAGTCCAAGTGTAAGAGTTTCCGACAGCATTACTGATGGAGGACGTATTTGACGCAGTAGCTGCATTACCCGTCAATGCCGCAGTTATAGTGCCCGCAGAGAAGTTACCCGACCCGTCCCTTGCGACAATCGTGGAGGCTGTATTGGCCGAGGTTGCATTGGAGGTGACTGTGTAGGTCGCGGCACCGGCTTGGTTGGCTGTAAACGAGGCGGACCCAGATAGGCCAACGCCAGACGTAGCCAGTGAGAGCGTACCGTTACCAACCGATGGAATATCAGAAGTCAGCGCCATCGTCCCGGTTGTTGCGGGCATGGTGATTGTGGTAGTCCCCGCTGCGGCACTGGGCTTTAAAACCGTAGAGCCTGATGTAGACCCCGGCATAGTGACACTGAGGATGCCAGTCATCGCCTGATTAGCGGATGCCCGGTTTAGTGGTACTGCGGTAGTCCCAACATATGCTGTGGAGTTACCCAAAACGGCGGTTGGAATTGTGCCTGTCAGGTTGGCAGCGGTAAGACTTGTCAGGTTGGCACCACTAACAGCCCCGAAGGAGCCCGACCAAGTTCCCGAGGTAACTGTACCCGTTGTAGTCAAGCTAGCCGAACCAGCCAGTGGCGACGCACCAACCGTGTTGTAGCTAACAGTGAGAGCCCCCGCGCCATTGAACGTTGAGCCGGAAACCGCGCCCGCGCCACCATTGTTGAAAGTAGCTGCATTGGTCACCGACCCCGCAGAAGTAGCGAAAGTAGCCGATGAAGCTGTCGTTGCGTTGCCTGATAAGGCCGCAGTTATCGTCCCTGCGGCAAAATTACCTGATATGTCTCGGGCAACAATAGCAGAGGCGGTATTGGCAGAGGTGGCCGTTGTAGCTGCATTCGGAATGCTGGTTGAAGCCGTCATAGCCCCTGTGCCGTTGCCGTACACATAGCCCGTTAGGGTAGTAGCGCCTGTACCACCATTAGCTACTGGAAGGGTGCCGCTCACATGAGTTGCTAAACCTATTTTGCCCCAGCTTGGCGCGGCAGCTACACCGCCAGATATGAGCGCATTGCCGACTGCTACGTCAGCCAATTTGGAGAGGGCCGTCGTCGTGCTCGCGTACAGCAAGTCACCAATAGCGTAGGAAGTCTGTCCTGTGCCACCCAGAGGGGCGGAAACTGCCGTAAACCCAGTAGCCAAAGAACCTGCGGCCAATGCTCCAACGCCGGTAATCCCCGTGTACGAACCGCTCAAACGTGCCGCGCCAAGTGCGCCGGAGGTTATGTTAGCTGCGTTCGTTGTATCCGTTGTAGCAGATGCCGCCAAACCAGAAACTGCCGCTACAGCAATAGCAATAGGCGTATTAACTGCCGATGTAATCTGGCCTTGGGCGTTGATCGCAAGTGTGGGCACCTGTGCCGCAATTCCGTAACTAGCTGCGGTAACCCCTGTGTTTGAGATGTTGAACGTAGTGGACGGGTTGAGGTTCAGGCCCGTACCCGCAATATACGGAATCGCGGCGCTGATCTGTGCAAACGTAATGTTCGTCGTACCAAAAGTTATGGTGCCAATGGTGTTCATCACGTAAAGCTCGCCCGCGCCTGTATTACCGGCAGTGACGAAAAACGCATCCCCTTGGCCCAGTGCGGTAGGGCTGTTTACTGCATACGTGTCCGCATCAGTAGCACGAGTAAGCACCCAGTTTGTGCCACCGGGGTCAGGTGTGCCCACTGTGGTAACCGTGTAAACGCCATTCTGAAACGCATTGGTCTGGTTGTAGATCAAGACACGCTTGGTGGTGGTCATCAACACACCGTCGATCATCAGCGCGGCTTTAGTCCCGTTGTTAGTCAGCGTAGCTCCGACACCTACACCGGCGCCCCCGGGCTGGTTATACAAGGCATTCAGGCTACCGGCAGTGCTTGGAGACTCTACATAGACCGGAGCGTGGTATGTAATGCCCTGCGCTGCAACTGTGTCCACGTATGTTTTATTGGCAATGTCCGTACCAGCGCCGGGTTGAGTAGAGATTGTGCCGGTAGTCAGCGCAATTGAATTTGCTGTGATTGCGTTAAACGTACTCTGTACTGGGTAGCTGCCTGCCGAGTCGAGGTACACACTGCGCTCTGCGGGGTACGTGACAAACACATCTTTGGTGCCCATGGTAAAACTGACGAGCGTACCGCCCGAGCTAGACTCCAGCACAGTATCCCGAGACAGCGTATAGACCCCACCGCCGGTATCTGTAACGGTACCGATACCCACTTCCCAGTCCGCACCCGACTGATCTGCAATTGTGTAGTACGTAGTATTGCCGGTGCCAATAGCACTAAAACTTTGGTATCCGGTGGCCGCAGTGCCTAGCGTAGCAGTGCCTGTTCCTATGATGGTGGAAGAAACTTTTACTCGATCTTTTACGACGATAGCCATGTGCGCCTCTTACATTTCTGTGTTTATAGTAGTCCAGCTTGTAGGAACCGCATCACTACTGATTACGTTCCAGCCGGGGGTCTGATCGGTATTGATGTTGCCCCAATTAGCCAACTGAAAATCGTCAATTAACTCCCACAAGAACCGAGCAAGGAGGCTATCGGCAGCGTTTGCGCTGTCCACGATGGTAGCAAAAAAGACCGCATTTGCCAAGGCCGTATCGGAGGCAGTCGCGGCCTCGTTAAGAGTTACGTTAAACACCGACGGCGCCACCAACGTGCTATCCAAAGCAGTCACGATCTCCACGATAAATGCAGCAAATACACCCCGTGCACTGTACGTATCGGAGGCAGTGACGGTCTCCGACACTATTCCATTCAGTACACCTATCGCAGTGAACGTTTCGGACGCGGTGCTCAACTCTGTAACAGAAGAAACAAACGTCGCGGCTGCCGCCTCCGTATCAGACGCAGTAATCGTATCCTGCATAGTTGAGATGAAGGTCGCTACGGCGCTCATGGACTCTGTAACAGTTGCGCCTTCGGGGGTTTCGCCTACAAAGGTAACTGCTACTTGAACGCTATCTGATGAAGCTGCAGTTTCACTGATGCTAGGGGTAAATATCGCGTAGGCCAAGACGGTATCTGCAGCCGTAGACAACTCCGTAACATCAGCCACAAAAAGCGATGCGGCTACCAATGCGCTATCGGATACCATTGCGGTATCGAAGAAGGCTGCAGGGAATACCGCGTACCCCTCTATCACGTCCGAGGCTACTGCAGACTCATCCACAGCCGCATCATAGGCAATGCCTGCTACCCCGGCAGCCCCAAACGGGGCCGCAGCAAAGGATGCGAACCCGAACATGGTGAGTTACCTATTACGCTGCGTCGAGGCTGAACGTGTAGGTGATGTTCAGCGTATCGCCAGAGACGACGGTGCGATCTCCGGGGGATTGGAAGTCCGCTTCTGAAAACAACACGCCAGCAGTTCCGCTTGCTACTGTACAAAGGAACGCGCCAGCTACAACACCGCCAGAGCTTGTGATAGTAAATGAAGCGGGAGAGGCACTATTGCTGATTACCGATGGGTCTGCAGTGGTCGCTGTACCGAATACGGCTGCTTTACGTGAACCCGAGTAGTTAACGAACTCTGTCCAAGCGTGTGATGCCAGCGTGTCTGCTGCAGCATAGGTTGTGCCAGAGCCGGGGCCAGTAACCAGACCTACGAAGAACGCTGCGGAGTACGAAACACCCTTGAAGTACTGGGTATTCATGTTCTGGAGGCCCTCATTCACAACTAGGTTGTGCGTGGTATCTTCCCACTTGAGTACGCCGTCTTTATCAAAGCACTGGATGCGGTATACACCGCCACCTTTAGCAGACTCACTTGCGTTTGTGCGAGCTACAAGCCCGGCAGTTACGGTGTCGGTGGACTGTGCGTGTTCGGGTTTGAGACTCATGGTCTATCCTTAAGGTAAGCGGATTAACGCTGATGTAGATGTGTTGGCGGGCATAGTAACTGTGAGTGTGGTCGTAGACGTTTTATCCGCCCCGAAGTCAAGCACTGCCACTGCCTTGTTGCTCTTGCTGGCATTGTAAATCAAGGCCCCACGAGTTGTCACGGATGCACTGAATACGGCTGAATCGAAGTCCACAAACGCCGTTGTACCGGAAACCGTCACGGTTGAGCCCGTAAGCGCAATACCGCCAGCAACGTAGCCAGCACCTGTAACTTCGCCGGTAACGGTGTACACCGTAGTGTCCGCACCCAGATTCGCAGCGGCTGTGTACAGCGCAATCTTGAACGTGTCCGTTGAGAAATCATGCACTGCAAGGAGCAATTGCTGTTTGAACGAGGTTGTTAGAGTCTGCGCAATCATGTGACCGCCTGACGATATTGACCACTACGATACGCATCCTGACGTTCCAGACCATCACCCAGACGTTTAGCCAGACCGAGAGCTTCTTTGTACTTACCGTCGTACAGCGCCATCATGTCTGCTTCACCTTTTAGGTACGTATAGGCTTCAACCAGTGAGCCATATAGCAGCACAGTGTCAAAGTTATCGCCCAGCCATGTAGTCAGCGCGGTTGTGATTGACTCTGGGTAGTAGAAGTAGTGCAGTTCTACGCTATATGCGTTGTTCGGTGTCGGGCCAAGAATGAACGTAAGTTCATTGGTGATTACTGGGGAGCCGCCACTTGTTGTAGTCGGGCCAAACAAAGCGTAGTACTTAGGTGCGCCGGTAGCTGTAGCATTTGGGTACGCCTCTCGGATGAAGTTCACATCCTTGTTGAGAAGATACGTGTAATCCCCAGTAACAGGGTCAATAGCTGCCATAGAGTACGTTGAGAGGTAATCCACGGGGCACGACAAGTACTTATTGCTAGTAGTCGTTATACCGGTCACGTTCTTACGCAACGATGGAAACTGCACCGTGTTATAGATGCGCTGCTCCGCCTGCTTAATCAGCGTGTTTACTACGTCCGTAGGGAACGTATTCTCCGTGTAGTTGGAGATCGCAGTGACAAGAGCAGCGTAGTCCATGATTACGCCATCGGGCCACGAGCCATCGTGCCTTTAGTTGCTGCGCCATTACCGCGTGTTACTTGGCCGGATGTCTTAGGCTCAGTGTACGCACGGTTGGAGATGCTGCCCACGGACATATGTAGGTCATTGGTAGTCAGGCGATTACCGCCATCGTAACCATTTTCCTTGAGGTCAACTTTGCCACCAGACATAGTGTGGGGCTTAGCGTATACAGAAGCTGGACCAACTTCCTTGCCGCCTTTTTTCATAGTGAATGCCATGATTAACCTCGTTTCTGGTTAGCTACTTTAGCGAGGCCGCGACCCAACTTCAGCATCTCTTCATTGGTCTTGCCGCCTTTGCTGCCTTTACCACCTTTTTGGATACCAACGGATGGGCCACTATCACCATAGTTTTTACCCACTGTTTTGCCCTTAGAGGCGATACCATCTGCTGATCGTGTGAATGCCATGATTGGCTCCTTAGATAATAACTGTTACTGTACCAAGTTCTGCTAAAGAAGCCAAGTAATTCGGCGTAAGTGCAGCATCAAATTGACTGGCTCCACCTACTGGATTCCAGCCCCATTGTATCTCCCTAGAGCCTTCAGAGGGATTCCCTAAGCTGTTTAGGCCAGACGTTACATACGTTTGGTCATGCCTTGGATTCCGTACTGCCTGTGGGTCATCCACAGGGAACATACCTAGTTGCAACTGAGGCTGATCGGGGTCCCAGCATTCTGGGCAAACCAAGAGGTTAAACGTCTTAAGTTTGATGATCTCTTGCTTCAGTTGCTTTAGCTTGTACCGCTGCCCGCAGCGATCACATTCCGCAATACTGTTCTTGCCGGAAGCAAACCTATTGCCCATGGCTTATCCAATAAACTGTTGGCGAGGCACGAATCGTACCGCCGCCTTTTCACGATCTTCTTCAGAAGCCAACTGCCAAGCCTCATCATATTGGGCTTTCAACACTGGTAAACGCTCAGCGCCAGTCGGCACCTTCATAGCGAGGTAGTAAGCAAGGCCAGCAACCATGGCGGGTATAAACCGAAATGGTACATCCATCGTATTTACGCCCGTGCCAGCATCGTCAATTCGTTTCAAACGCCAGTACACCAGTGTGTAGGTCTGCACGTTATCTGGGATGGGCCACACAGTTACCTGTGGGATTTCCTGCCTACGATCAATGTAAATCTGAATCGGGCGAGCTTGTTGCAGCTTATTCGGAATCGTAGCGTAGGTAGAAACACTAATGCGGGTAATCGTTAAATCTGCTTGCGTAGAAGCACTACCAGCCCCAGTACGAATCACATGCTCCAACAAATCTACAGTGTCGGCTGGCAAGTCATAAGTGCCGGTGCCGGGAGTCAAGGCAATCGAGCCCTGCTCAAACGTCCACATGTTCAAACCACGATTCGCCCAGTCGGCGAACATAAGATTCAGTGAACGGCGGGCTGTCTTAAGGTCGTAACCAGTGCGCAGCTCCCCACCGCATCGCTCAAACGCTTCCTCAACTAACTCAACGAGATCGAGGTTAAATGCAGTGGTGCCGGAGATAGTCATTGTTTACTTCTTTGCAGTTTTTGCTGAGTCAATAAATGCTTGGTCCGTAGGAGCGCCCTTGGCACCTGCTTTACGCATTTTAGCGCCTCGTTTACGCTTTGCGTTGATATTCGCATACAAGCCTACCTGCCCACCTTCGGCGTATTGAGTGAAGTCGGTGTTATCCCGGCGAGCTGTCTGCTTACCCTTGGGCATCTTAGAGGGGGAGATGGCCCCCATCCCTCGACTGGACATCATTTAGCACATCCGACCACGAGTCTTACCCTTGGCAGCAATACCGTCAGCGCGGCTGGAAGCGGAGGCAGAGCCACCGTTAGCGTAGGCTTTCACCTTACCACCGCGCTTCATACCTTCTTCGTCACCTTTGCCGTACTTGCTAGCTTTACGTTCAGCGTCAACAGCGCGGAGAGCTTCATCGTTCTCCATGTCAGCCATACGTTGCTTGGCACCTTCAGACAGCCTAGCGCCTTCGCGGCCAACCAAGGCGGCTCTACCAGCCGCACGACCAAGACCCGAATCATCAACCATCTTCTTGCCAGCACCAGTACGTTCGTCGATCTCACGACCGAGGGTATACCCAGCATCAAGAGCAGCAACAGCAGGAGCAACTCGCCCAGCCATACGTGTGAGACCGCGAGCACCAGCCTCTTTAACCACATCTTGGGCCGTACCGCTCAATTTAGACGCGCCAGCACCCATACCTCGGCGAATAGCGCCAATGTCTTCCCTACTGCGACGTACAACATCTTCCGACATCGAGGGTAGTTTGTCCCATTTGGTAGGTTTGGTTGCCATGATTACTTCCTTTTAGTCATTCCACCGCTGCACAGCATAGTGCCGCGAGTCTTACCACGTTGAGCAATACCGTCGGCACGGCTAGAGGCAGAACCACCGCTAGCCATCTTCTTAACTTTACCGCCGCGCTTCATACCTGCGCTATCTGCAACAGGAGTGGAGTCTGGGTAGACATAATCCTTGTCCTTTTTAGGCGCGGGCTTCGGTGCTGGCTTAGACGCTGCCTTCTTCGGCATTGGCGACACTGGGTCCGGCACAGGCACTGAATCCTTGTATGGGGAGCCCATTAGCACTGCCCACCTTTCTTCATACCTGTGGTACTACCAGCCATCTTAGGCATCATACCTTTAGTCTTGCCACGCTGAGCGATACCGTTAGCCGAGGCGCGGAAGGAACCTGTGGAACCACCTGCTTTAAGACCCGCATGTGCTTTGGAAGCGGGCTTAGCTGCATGTTTAGCTAGTGCTGCTGGCATGTCGCCTTTAGCGCCGTCTTTTTTCTTTGCCATCATTGCCATAAAACCGGGGTTCGTTTTTGTAGCCATGGTAGAGCCACCTTTCTTGAAAAGTTCGTTTGCGCCTTGGTTTGTCTTCGGGCTGTTTACCTTCTGCAAGTCAGCCCTAGAGCCAGACTTAGGTAACTTCAGCTTCTTGTCCGCTGCTGTGAATTCTTTACCCACAGATTGCGGTACTCCTGCTTTCTTGGCAAAGGCAGGGTTATTAGCCACTGCTGCCATGAATTTGTGCTGTTTTTTGCTAGTGCTAGGCATTATTTATTTCCCCGAGTACCAGTACGCAAGTTTTACCAAAAGTGCAGTGGCTGCACCACTTGCGCCCCCCACCAACATTAGTACCTTCCAGCCGCCCTTAGCTTCCGACAGTGTATGGTCGATGGCTGTCAGCGTAACTTGCATGGCCTTCATACTCTCCAACATCTTGTCCATGTCGTCTTGCAGATGTTTGATGTCTGCGGCATGAGTAGCCAACTCGCGGGCTGTGTGAATTGCGTCGTCCATGTTCAGCACTTCCATCTAGCTAGTGACGCAGCTTTGCGTGTCGGTTGACCTTTTTCATCCTTCATCGGGCCGGGCATACCGGACATCCGAGCGCAGAATGAAGCCTTCCGTGGGCCACCCTTGGGTTGGGGTGCTTTCAGGTTGCTGCCCGTGGCTGCATTGTATTTAGCGCGGCCTTTAGCTGTGAGTCCAGCCCCCTTAGAGACCGGGAGCTTTTCGCCACGACCGACTGCAAGGGAGGGAGTTTTCTTAGCCATAAAACACTGTTAACTCAGAAATACCGACGTAAAAAATGCCGTTGGAAGCAAGAACGCCTTCGCCGGGAATAATCAACATGCCTTGCGTAAGCGCTGAAATGGCGACTTCAATGTACGCTCGCGTGTAAATAGTCACGTTACCGGAGTTGGTGCCAGTAAGCGGTGTAGATACCGTAAACGTGTTGAGATCAGGTGTTGTAGTCACCGCAAAGCCGCCGCTTCCGCCAGAGCCGCTGGTAAGCGCCAAAGCAACACGCTGTCCAGCTACTAGGCCATGATTGACTGATGTAACTGTAATAACTGTGGTTGTTTGGCTGTATGTACCAGTGAATGCGGTACTTGTGTCAACAAAAACTGGGTTTGGGTTCGTAGCAACGGTAGAAGAGACCCACGCCCCCTTAATACGATAGCGACTATCTGTAACCGCGCCGGGTGCTGTTACAAATTTAGAAAGAACGTCTGTTTGCATAGACATAACTAATCTCCTGTAAAACGGGGGCCGGAGCCCCCAAGACTAATTAGGCAGAAGCAGGGTTTGCGGAACCATCGGAGTTACGTACAGTGTAGGTAACTTGAAGCGTTACAGAGCCTGTAGTCAAAGTCGCCGCTTTAGTGGCTGTGTACGTCACGAGTGCGTCAGTAGCACCAACGTTGTTGAACAAAGCTGTAACAGCATCAGCAGCAGATGCAGCCGTCATAGTGGCTGGAGCAGCAGGGCCTGTAATTGTGGTAGCCGCTGTAACGTCAGTAGCACCGATGCTTAGCTTGACTGTTGTAGCGCCGCTAAAGGTAGACGTAACGTAGTACTTGAAATACGTGACCATTGCGCCAGCTGGCAGTACAAACGCGGTACCTGTAAGCGAGCCGTTGATCGAAGTAAAACTGAGCGTTATGGTTTGGGTAACTTCGGTAGCACCCAAGTTTTGAATCGTACCAGCGGTCGAACCGGTGGTGTTTTTAACGGTGCCGAGCAGCCAAGGGCCGAGGTGAGTTGCGAATCCCATGATAGTTTCCTTACATACAAGTGAAGTGCATCAATCGGTATGTCGTCTGCCGGGACAGTTTGATGCACCGGGTTTCCCGGAGTGACTGCAATATAGCATGTTGTTTGCGTAGGTGCAATAAAAAAGGCCCCCGAAGGAGCCTTTTTAGTCAAGCTACAAGAGCTTAGGACGAACCGGGCGAACCGAACACGCCCAATGGGTCAGACCAGCCGAACGAATAACGCTCGCGGGACTTGTAACGGACGTTGCCGGTATCAAAGTCGCCGTCCATGCTGTTAGACAGCGGAGTACGAACGAAATGCTTCAGGCCGTTTGGCACGTCGGTGGTGAGGTACCAGCCGTTTGCGTCGGTCAAGAAGTGATTGATACAGTAGCCTTCAGGAATCGAACCGTTGTTCTTGATTGCGTTGATATCGTTGTCAGTAGTACCAACACGGAGGCTGGTTTCCAACAGACGGGTAGCAACGAATTGCAGAGCAGGAGGAACAATCATTTTCTTAGGCTTAGCGGCGATCAGCAGACCACGCTCATCAGTCCAAGCAGCGATCTGAATCACAGCGGCTTCCAGAGAAGTCTCGTTCAGGTCGGCAGCGGTAGCAGGACGGTTGCTGTTGGTACCACCGTTCACCAGAGGGTGAGCAGTAGAGAACAAAGGCACGCCATCGCCACCGACATAAGCCGAGGAGAAACCGTTGTTGATAACGGCAGCACCCTTGACTTGCTTGGTGTAGGCCATAGCACGAGCCAGACCCTTGGTGTAACGAGCAGACAGTGAGTCATACAAGTTATCTTCCACAGCTTCTTCAGTAATGGAGAAGCCCAGAGCAATGGTTTCGTGGTTGTAGCGAGTTGTCCATGCCTCTTGTGCATTGTCATACGAAATGGCAGAGCCCTCGTTTTTGACTGGTGCAGCAGAGAAGCCAGACAGCTTGGTCTCTTCTTCGAACGAACGCTCAGAAGTTTCGGTTTCGTACATTTCTTTATGTTCTTCACCGTAACGAGCATATTCCAGACCAAACAAAGCGTTCAGACCGGGGAGCAGTTCTTTAAGTAGTTGTGCGCGTGAAATTGCCATGATTTAGCTCCTTAGACGCCAGCCGCTGCGTAATACGCATGGTAGCCAAAGTTGAATTTAACCAATACTTCGGCGGCACCAACAAACACGAACTCGGTCGCAGTGCTGATAGTCGAAGTAGTAGCCTGAGACAGGACAACGGCGGTACCGGACACAGAGACCACGTAGGTGCCTGTAGGTACGCCAGAGCCAGTAACAGCCATACCAGCCGTAATGGCGGAATTGGCGGCGCTCAGAGTCATAGCCGTGCTGGTAGCAGTCGTAGCAGTCTGAGACAAGATGTTCTCAGTATCAGGCACGATGTCAACAATACGGAAAGGAGCGGTGCTTGTGGTGATAACGTTACTTGCACCAGCCGACAGACCCGCAGTGGAGTTGCCATTGGAAGTGCTCATAGCATTCTTCACGTAGAACAAGTTAGTTCCAACAAAAGGCTGACCCAGATTTACCTGAGTTGTGCTTACGTCGGTACCGTTGTTAGTCACAGTCACTGCCTTGTAGATAGTGTCAGGGTCGTCAGAAACGATAGCGACAGCATCAGTAGCAGTAGTGCCAGCGGGCCAGTATTGTGCAAACAGTTTTTGGCCTGTAGCGGGGCTGGTATAAGAGCAACCCAAGAACACGCCAATAGTGCCAGCGACATACGCAGCAGTGTTGTACACCATTGCAGTAAGAATCACAGAACCGCGATTGCCAACAGTACCGTACTGAACCACGTCACCGTAGCCAATATTGGTATTGTAACCAGCCGCGATAGGGATGTTACGAGTAGAACCCGCAAACACCTGACCACCGATCAGATTGATCGGCTTTAGCCCGTAAGGGGCCGAGACGATAGGATAAGCCATTTAAGACTCCTTAAAAATTTAAGAACCAGAACCGAAAGAAACCTTCGACTTCTTGTCCGAGAACAAGGGCATACGAGGGTCGCTATCGCGTAGAAAGTTGTTGTCCACTGACTCCATTTGAGCTTTGTTCTGATTGGCGTAATAAGCATCACGTTGTTTCAGGAACTCTTCTGGAATACGGCAAAGCAACAGTCCGCCCACCTCGACGTTCCCCTTGAAACGGCCTTCGGTAGAAGCGTGCACCAATAGCTCAGGATACTCATCTGCTTTGCAGGGTTCATAGCCTTCGCGTAACTTCGAAGAAGTGTTACTAGGGTCAGCCTGTCCCATCATGCTAATACGAACCCAACGATGAGTCCAACCCGGACGCGGGTCAGGAGACGGCAAGGTCTCTGGGGGTCGCCAAGCAGTAGGGCGGGAGAAAGATTCACGACTGTCCAGTTCACGAACCAGACGGTTTTGGGATTTTTCTTTAGACATTTCCATAATTAACCTCTTTTCAGTAAAGCAACCTGTTTCGCGTATTGTTCTGGAGTAACCCCAAGTCGCCGAGCGATGGCAACCTCTGATTGCTTCAGCCTAATACGATTAGGCGGTGTGCTGCGGGTAGCCGGAGCCACAACCGAAGCGGGTTTTGTTGCACGGATGGGAGTGAAATCCTCGTCCGGTTTAGAAGTCTTTCGTGGAGGCTCTTCATCTTCCTCATAGCTCTGAGAGTTTTCGAAGTTCTCAGGGAAACGCTTGCGCATTGTTTTGTCAATAGTATCAAAGTATTCTTTGGTACCTATAAAGTCTACACCATATTCTCGCTGAAGTTTTCTGTCTAGTCCAGTAGCTGCAGCGGTCATTTCTTCATCTTTACCCCACCAATCAGAGTTATTTTCCAGCCATTTAGCTGTTCTAGTCTCTAATCGAGGCTTAACTTCGCGCTGTGGAGCTTCAAATTCACGCTCTACAATTGGGATTGGCCGCATGTTTTCGACCTTGTCGGCGTGCAGGGTTGCCTGTGCAATACCAGCCTGTGCCTCAGTCATAAGGTCAGGGTCACCAGCTTCATAGGCTTCCTTATATTGGCGCTTGGCCTCAATAAGTGCTCGCTCGGCGGCTGTCTTTGACTGTGCGATATAGGCTTCACTGCCAGTGGAAAGCTGTTGTTGTAGGCGTTTATTCTCCGCAAAAACCTGCTTAGCAAAGTTTTCGGCAGCTTCACGCTCACGTAGGGCTTCTTCTTTAGCACGGCGCTCATCGTGGTAACCACGGGTGAACTTCTTGATACGCGCTTGTACCTTCTCGTCATACGAGTTCAGTTCGTCGTCGGTTGGGTCTTCGGGGGGAGGAGCAGCTTTGCGGTTGCGGTCGGCGACAGGGGTGTCGTTTTCGATCTCAATCTCAAACTCTTCTTCCGTATCCACGGGTTTACCCTTAGCTTCTTCTTCCTGCTCGTCAGGAAACTTGAAGTCATCTTGTCCAAATTTAGCCATTGTTTACTCCTTACGATGCACGTGTAATTCCACGGGGGTCTTCCACAGTCGCTTCAATCGAGTCATCGTTGATGATTCGGAATTCACGGCCATGAATCTTCAGACGGGTACCAGAGTTGGGTCGGCAAATAACGAAATCGCCTTCCACGCATGATGGCCCGTTGGGGAAACGAGTGGCGTCTTTGTACGCATCAGGTCCCAGTTTCACCACAAATAGCACTGGGGTCAGTACTTCTTCGTAGTGCATAGTCTTCGCATCTTTAATGATACCGATGGCGCTATCCGCGTACTCTTCCATAGCCTCGGGGACTACGCAAAGAATGTGGAAGGTCTTCGGGTCCGGCAACTGCTTGGCTTTGTCCTCGTTCTTCTTGTTCAGAATTCCCGAGAGGTCTACCGCAGCGACATTAAATTCACTCATCTTCAAGTTTCTCCATACGTTGCACGAGGTCGTTTAGGATTGATTCTGCATGGCTTAGACCCCGGATAATCCCGCAGATGTGCCGATATTCAGAGTAGTCCCCTGCTCTACCGGCGGAAAGGAAACTCGCTTGCTCTGTACGCAATTTGTCGATTTCTCGGGCAATGAACCCAAGCAAGCGGTGGTTGTCCATTATTTAGTTTCCTTGACTTGTTTCGGCTGTTGCTGCTGCTTCTGGCGGTTGAGCATCGCGGAGTACTGCTGCTGCGCCATTTGTGCTTTCTGTTTCGCAATGTCGATACCCATGCGAGCACCGTCAGTCTCTTGTTGTTTAGCCACCCGTTCACGCGCTGTTGCGCTGGTAGCGTTCACCTGCATCTGGGCAATCTCCTTCTGTGCCTCAATGCGAGACTGCTCAATGCGGAGCTGGTCGGCTTTAGCAGCGGCGTCGATCTTCTGCTTCTCTTGCTTGAGCTTGAGTTCTTCTTGCTTGAGCTGCAACTCTTGCTGCTGTATCTGAATAACTGGGTCTTGCTGCTGCTGTTGCGCTGCCTGCTGTTGAGCCTCTTGCTGGTTCTTCTGAGTAAGCTGAGCTGACGCTTGAGCTGCCATCATCGCAATCTTGTCGGCGAGTTCTGGTGACACTTGCTTACTCTGCTCTTTGTCTGGCAGGGGCATACCCATCGCCAGCTCGATCTGCTTGCGGTACTCGAAGGCAATGTGCTCGTTGATGTGGGCCATAGCTGCGGCTTGGATTGCTGGGGCTTGCGGATTCATCTGCATCAGTTGCTGAATCTTGGGGTCCTGCATTGCAGCCATGTGCACGGCGATATGCGCTTGATGACTCTGCTCAATAAACGCCTTGACTGGTTTACCCGTGAGCAAGTCTTGGTTCTCTTGAACTGGGTCGATTGGCAGTGCATCATCTTCAGTAGGCACTAGCTTCGCTGCGTTCTTGATGCCCAGAATCTCAATCATCTGGCGGTGCAGCAGCGGCAAGTCGTACAACTGAGGAGCGGACTGAGCCAACTGGAGGACTGCCTGATACTGAACAATCTTC